TTTTGTAAAGACAGAGCGGTACATAATGCTGTACTATCTGGTATTAAGATATTAGACGGTAAAGATAAAGAGAAACAACCAGAGGCCATACCAAGTATATTAAGTGAGGCATTGGCCGTTTCATTTGACAATCATATAGGGCATGATTACATTGGTGACGCTGAAAGTAGATTTGATTGGTACCATACAAAAGAAAAAAGATACCCATTTGATTTAAACTTTTTTAATAAGATTACAAAAGGTGGTGTTCCAAGTAAAACATTAAATATTGCTTTGGCAGGAACAGGTGTTGGTAAATCTTTGTTTATGTGTCATTGTGCTTCTAACTTTTTAACACAAGGTCAAAATGTTTTATACATAACTTTAGAAATGGCTGAAGAAAGAATTGCTGAAAGAATTGACGCTAACTTAATGGATGTCACAATGGATGATTTACACGATATGCCTAAACAACTTTATGATAATAAAATGGCTAAGTTAAGAAGTAAAACAACAGGTCAATTAATTATTAAAGAATATCCAACAGCGTCTGCTCATAGTGGTCATTTTAGAGCGTTAATGAATGAATTATCATTAAAGAAAAGTTTTAAACCAGATGTTGTGTTTGTAGATTATTTAAATATTTGTGCTTCAAGTAGATTTAAAGGTGGTAATATATCATCATACTTTTATATTAAAGCAATTGCTGAGGAGTTAAGAGGTCTGGCGGTTGAGTTTAATCTACCTATATTTTCTGCTACACAAACAACTAGAACTGGATTTGTATCAACTGATATTGGTTTAGAAGATACATCTGAAAGTTTTGGTTTACCAGCAACTGCTGACTTTATGTTTGCCTTAATGTCTAATGAAGAATTAGAGTCTTTAGGGCAAATGAAAGTAAAACAATTAAAGAATAGATACAACGATCCTGGTATGAATAGAGCATTTATAGTAGGTGTTGATAGAGCGAAGATGAGATTATATGATGTGGAAAATTCAGCACAAAATATAGTAGATAGTAACCAAACAAAAGATAAAGAAAGTTATCCTACACCTGAACAGGCTTATGATAAGTTTTCTGATTTTAAAGTATAATGCCTAAAAGAAAAACACAAAAAGTTAAGTTTCATAGAGGTGATAAAAGGCCAAATAATGAACAACCTGACTTATCATATACTAAAAAAATGATAAAGAAAGGTAAAGACATTATATGGCAAGTCATTGAGAAACCAACTAACAAGGTAATATCTGAATACTTTTTTGAAGAAGATGCTTTTAAGTTAGTTAAATTTCAAAACAAAAATAAAGTTTGGGAACCCAATGGTGGTATACCTAAATTTTTATGTAAAACAATATGATAGATATACAAAGAAAAGATTTGCCATTAAAAGGGTTTATTACTACATTTGAAAGTAAATTAAATGAACCTGAAATGGATAAACAAATTAAAAAAGTCATTGATAAGTATGGTGATAGACAAAATCATAAAACAAATGTCAAAGCACAAATGACAGAATGGAAAATGTGGCACGAACCAGGTTTTAAGAAATTAGCAGGTATTGTTTTAGATATAAGTAAACAAATATCAGAAGCCAGATATAACAGACCAATAAAACCTATGTTAGATAATTTATGGGGTATGAAATATAAAAGTGAAGAAATAGCAATAGCACACGATCATTGGCCAGCAATATGGTCATTTGCTTATTATATAAATGCTCCTAAAGGAGCACCAGGTTTGTTTTTTCCAGATATGGGAGAACAAGGCGGTGAAAGAAATATAGAACCAGGCCTTTTAATATTTTTTGAAGGCCATATAAAACATTCTGTAAGGCCTGCTAAATTTAAGGGTTATAGATATGTAGTGTCAGGTAATATAAAGGAGAATAATGTTTAATTTTACATTTTGGAAACAAAAAGAAAAACCTAAAATTCATTGGTGGTCTACAATTGAAGGCCTTGAAAAAGTTGTACCAATTGTTCCGGCAAAAGATTATATTCCTGATTGGTGGAAAAGAGTTGAAAGAATGATTGAGGGTAAAGTTGATGAAAAAGGTACAGTTAGAAATTGTCCATCTTTTCCAGAATACATTACACAAGGATTTGTCGTACCACTTTGGTGTGATTTGCACGTCAATATACAACATGATAAGTTTGAATGGAAATCACCAGAAAAAATGTTTTCTTTTTCATCACACGCTGATGTACAATTTAGAGATTGGGTACCAAAACACGTAAAAGACAATTCAAGTATGGTTTTAAAACCTAACTGTCCTTGGCGTATAAAAACACCACCAGGTTGGTCGGTGTGGCAACTACCAATGTATTATGATTTCAACCCTACATTTGAAGTATTACCTGGTATTATTTGGTCAGATATGCACCACGAAATCAATCAACAAATGTTAATGAAAAAATATGGTGAATTTTTGATACCAAGAGGTACACCTTTGGCTATGTATGTACCATATGAAAGACAAAAATATGATTATGATATACAAGGACCAACACCAGAAAATGCTAGTTGGACAAATGAAAGTTATTTACACGTAAGATCAAAGTTTAAAAGTGGTTATAAACTACACCAGGCCGAGATAAAGAAATGTCCTTTTCCACATGAAGTTAAGAAAACTATTGATAATACCAAAAAAACAAAGCGAAAACCTAGAAAAAAAAAGTTATAAATATAAGTAAACAGTTGATTTATATGGAACAAGTGATTATAGTTATGGGAACAATGAGAGAGAAATGTTTAGTTTTAAAGGATTTTTTACAAAGGAAAAGAATACTCATTTAGAACACGTTGAGGACGATATAATAAATCGTGGTTCAAAAGGTGGCGAAAATGCTATTAACTTCCTAAAGTCAATCAGAAATATGCTTGCTGGTTCATCTGGCAAGAAAGTCAATATGTCTGTTAAGTGGGACGGAGCTCCTGCTATTATCTGTGGTATCAATCCAGAAAACGGTCAATTCTTTGTAGGTACAAAGGCCGTCTTTAATGTAAATCCTAAAATCAACTATACAACATCTGATATAAGAAGAAACCATGGTGGTGATTTAGCAGATAAATTAACGATAGCATTAAGAGAACTTAAAAAATTAAATATCTCTGGTATTTTACAAGGTGATTTTCTCTTTTCAAAATCAGATTTAAAAACAGCCACAATTGATGGTGAAAGTATGATTACTTTTACACCTAATACAATTACATATGCTGTGCCTGTTGATTCAGATATAGGTAAAAAAATTAAAAGAGCAAGAATGGGAATAGTCTTTCATACATCTTATTCTGGTAAAACAATGAAAGATTTAAAAGCAGGTTTCGGAACGGTATCTGGTCGTTCAGGAATATCTTCCGTGTTTTTAGCTGACGCTGCTTACAAAGACGTAAGCGGCTCAGCTAAATTAACAAAAGCCGAGCTATCAACATTTAATGCTAGATTAAGAATGGCCGAAGGCTCTTTATCTAAAGCAGGACCAATGTTAGATACAATGAACAAGTCTGATAGTTTATCAGTTGGTTTTAGATTAAAAACTTTCTTTAATCATTACATAAGAAATACACAAGGCAATATGGCCAAAGTAAAAACTTTAGTAGAAATGTTTAGAGAGTATTACGAAAACTTTTTAAAGGCAGAAATAGATTCCAGAAAAACAGATAGTGGTAAACAAAAGTATAGAGATTTATTAAAAATAAATTTAACTTTTATAGATAGAAATAAACAATCATTATATTTTGCTATTGCCTCACACGTCACATTACAAAATGCTAAAAACTTTTTAGTAAGTAAATTAAGTGAGATACAAAGCATAGGCCATTTTTTAAGAACACCAAATGGTTATAGAGTAACGGCACCTGAAGGATTTGTGGCCGTTGATAGAGTTGCTGGCGCTGTGAAGTTAGTTGATAGATTAGAATTTAGTCGGGCTAATTTTGTGGCAGAAAAGGATTGGGTTAAAGGATAATGGCAAATTTTAGAAAAGACACACAAACATTTGGACCAACAGGAGCTGATAGAACAGTTTTTGAAGTACCAATGATAGCAACAAATGACGGTAATGTTGTAACTCAAACAAATCCATTTCCAGTCACAATATCAAGTATTAGTCAATCAAGCTCAGCAGAAACTAATACAGACGCTTTTGGTAGACAAAGAACATCATCACCATTAACATTATTTGACAGCTCACACAGATACAAAGATAATGGTTTATGGAATGAAGATATTACAGGTGACGCTTCATCTACATTTAGTATAAATGAAGGCCTTGTTAATTTAACAGTTGGTGATAATGCT